CTATCTGTTTTTGTAAAGTGTCTTTGTAGATCTGCATTTGAAAAATCCCTGCCTTCCTTCATCATAAATGCACCCGGTGTACTGGGCTCAGATACATAGTCCCAACAGATTAACTGAAAGTCATCTTGAACAATATCATGATCTCCGTCTCTTGCAGTACTGCCAACACCCCTTGAACTGATGCCTAAAGTGACACCTGACTCTACTAAGCTCTGCAAAATTTTTCCAGATGGTGTATCTAATAGCTCTACAGTTCCGTAGACAACACCATCATCCATGTATGCCTCTCTGATTATGTGTGAGGCGTTCTTTAATTCTACAACGGATGTATCTGGATGATCAAGCTCACCCAATGCCCTATTTTCTGAAATGAATTTTTGGTAGTTCCTTACTTCTCTTTCTAAAACTGGGGCTGGATAAACGCGACCATTCTGATTAAGCGTATCTGCCTTTTGTAACACGCCTTTCATTAAAATTTTTCCGCCATGTTTTTCTTTTGACTCTTTAATCAACTCTGGTGAATAGTCAAACGCCAACCATTCTGTTAACAATGTTCTTTTTTTATTTTCTTGCATTTTATTCCCCAACCGTCTCTATTAATTTAGACAATATCAACGCCTTCGTGATAGTTTCATCATTGGCATTTGGTTTAATAGCCAAGATCTTATTTTCAACCAACATTTTTTTGTTGTTTAAAACTTTGTTGTCACATTCTTTATAAAATTTGTCTAATACGGCTGCGGCGGCACGTTTTATATCAATGACTTGTTCTATTATACCATTATCGTCATTTAGTAGCTTATACTCTAGTAATTTAGATTGACTAGCATTTAGCTTAGAAGAATATTTTGAATTAAACTTTTCTATCATGATTTTAAGAGCGAGTGGATCCGCAACATCATTTTTCTGTAACTTATTGCTTACACCAGGACGGGTTAACCATTCTTCTAAAACAGTTTCGTATTTAATAGTTTCATTTGGAGCAAGTTTATCTGCGCCGCGCCATTCATTTAATAGTGCTTGAACCGTAGTATATATCTTATACTCTATTAATTTTTTATTAAAAAACTGTTTATCATCCAAGTCGTAATTGATTGCCTTTATCAATAAAGATTTTTCTGACCTTAGTTTGTTCGCATCATGATTTTTGCATGCAACCTTGCTTTCTTGAATAATCCTTCTGGCAATGCCTACATCTTTTACACAAGTATGAACCAACGCATTAAATAGTCTGAATTCTCTATAAAGTTCAGAGCCTTCATTAAAGTGCTTATCTAAAATTGATATTGCAGATACAACTTTATCATTTTTCTTCTCTACAATCTTTTCGCTTGCAAATCTTACCAGCTGCTCATGAATAAGGCCGACGTTACGTTTCTTATTGTGCTTCGCCATTATGGTCCCTCTCTTTGTTTGTTTATTCATCTTCGTCTACTCCATCTGACTCTGAAAGTAAACTTGTCCTATTAATATTTATTTTGCTCGACATCTTATTGAGAGTTTTGACTAAATCAAATGTTAATCTTGGTGGGGCACCAATTGATAAATTATCAAATCCCTCGTCAAAAGGTTGTTTAAATTCGGTGCCGAATGGTTTATTCATGGAATCTTGTGTACGAGCGTGCTTTCCAACAGACGTCATTTTATTGAAGTTTGGTGTGTGTGTAGCCAGCGGTCCAGACCGGACAACCCTTCTTTTTGTTATGGGTTCTCCAAATGCATTCATTATTCTGTTTTGCGCCTTAACCGGTGCATCTTCATCATCTATTGAAAGGTGTAATAAAGAATCATCATCGTTGTCATCGGGGTCATCGTCGCTATCTTCATCTGCGGGTAAAGCCGTTAATAACTGTTCACCCTCTGGGGCATCTCCTGCAAAGAGACCTGCACCCTCGTCTCCCCCGCCTTCGTCACCGCCACCACCACCGGCGTCTGGTGACTCTGCTGTTCCAGCATTCTCAATCTCCGTATCATCTTTTTTATCTTGAATTCTGCCATCTTTGATAAGGGCTATTTCTTCATCAGATAATCCTAAAACATTTTTTTGAATCCAGGCCCTATTAACTGTCCCCTCTGGAACTGCGCCCGCAATTTCGAATTTTGACCTTATTAATTCTAGCTTTTGTTGCTGAGCGATGGTAGACGGATTAGACAATCTAAGGTCAAACTCTGCGAGCTCTTCGCCATCATAACCATGACAATATAAATGAACCATTGCAAGCTTATTTAATTCAGAAATTATTGTTTTCTGAATTCTTTGGATAGTTCTCGAAAATCTAATATCCTCTTGGGCCAATGTTGCCTTTGAACCTACATCTTCGTCGTAACCAAGATATGCCTTAGGGACCTTAAGGGCCGCAAATAATTTCTTTTGGATATATTCTACATCTTCTATGGCTGCAGTGTTCTGACCACCTGCAAGTGTATCAATCTTGGTTCCTGACTCGCCACCCCGGACTGGAAGAAAATAATCTTCATCAACCGACAATGGGTTATACCGTAGGTCAACCTGCCCTGTATCTTTATTAATAACCTGGTTTCTTTTTAGTGCTGACTGTGCCTGCTCTAAATAGTTTGCAACATCCTCTGGAGGTACATTGCCGACGTCTATATAGAATACTCTTCTTTCTGGGGCTCTAATTACCCTGTAAACCAACATCGCATCTTCAATTAATATTAACTGCCTCCAAATTCTTCTGGCAGCTTCTAAAACAGACGAACCATATGGCAGGAATGCATCATTCCCAAGTAATCTGAAATGTGACACTTGCCAGTTCTCTAAAACCTGGTTGCCTTGCGTAATCCATCTAAATCTTGCTGCGAGCGGATCTTCTGGGTCAAAACCTTCTTCTCTCTCCATTTCTGAAATTGGAATTGGGTATGTTGCGGTCACTCCATATTCTGGGGAAACATCATTAAATAAGAAAAAATCTCCGTACTTACAAAGGTTTCTAACCCACATTACCAGATTAAATTCTACATTTAATATATCATAAAAGAGATGGTCAAGTATTTCCTGTACTTTCCTATTCTCTGAATATATGTGTAATACTTTGCCGTGTTCATCTGGTGAAACACTTTCCTCTGAATAAATGTCAAGTGCTGAACATATCTCTGGAGTTGCTTCCATCGATGCAAAATCACTATACCTTGACATTCTGTCTGCGGAGCCATATGCGCTTAGTGTATTATTGTATACATCATTATGGGACCGTTTAAAAAGCTCCACTGCAGCTGATGCAGAGGGTTCTTTAAAGTTTTTAACCCTTCTTTTTACTATTGGGCCTGATCTAAAAAGCCTTGTCAACCTATTAAAAAGACTTCCGTTATTATCTGCCATTTTATTTCTCTTTATGTTTTATTGCTTTTTTAACATTAGTTAATTATAATCTAAAGAAGCCACCCGTAATCTATTCCATCCAAAGAGCCGCTTACAGGCATATCATCCATTGTATACGCCTTAAAGGGATTGTATGCAATATTTTTCCACGGATTGGTTATTTTTTCTGCATCATTAGAATTTACTGCAAAACCTGCTAACATTGCCTTATTAACGTCATGTGTTTGTGAGTTATATGAAGCATTAGTATCAAATAACCAAATACCAATGGCAGCGGCCATGATAAGATCGTCACTCTTTCCCTTTTGTGCCTGTGCTTTTTTCCCTTTCCAGATGAATGTCTTCATTTCATCATAAAATCTGGTGGAGTAAAAATGTACTGTGCCCGTCCTTATAACCTCTTCAAACTTTGTTAATATTTGCCCTCTTGTTTTTACATTTGTCTGAAACCCTATTTTTGATACTTCGGGTGCCGCTCCGCTATACAACGCATGGTATTTATCTTTCTCATTTTTAAAATAAAGGTTTTTGTAACCAATTTCGACAAGCTTCATAACAGTTGCGTAGCCGTATGTATTATTCTCAGGACATATTAATGCTTCACCGTATCTATTTCCTGCCTCTGCCAAAAGAACTGCAAATTGATCAGGGGGAATCTTCCCTTTATATTCTGCAACCTGCTCAGACGTATTTATGTCAAAAATATGAAACGCAGAATAATCTGATGCATCCCCTCTAGAAATATCGGCGGAAATAACGTATTTATGATCTGACAGGTAATATTTCCAGGTCCAAACTCCCATATCATGGCCCCAACGTTCTATTGGATTTCTTATTTTTAATGAAATCTTTTCCAGATCTGTTGACTGGAGAAACGTGTCACCTGAGGCTGCAAAGTCGCACATCAGCTCTTGCGCGATCTGCTTTTTGCTCATATTTTTTGTCTCAGTAGCAAACCACGCTTCATCTCTTTCAGGATGAGCGTCCCACATAAGCTTTATAAAATTAAACTCATTCTCCCCATTCTCTGCTGCGGAGCACAGTTCATGATACTTGTCACCAACACCGTTAGGTGTTGACAGAACGATGGTTCTACCTCCGGTAGAGAGTGTTGAATATAGGCCCATCCATAATTCTTCAAAGTTTCTAATAAATGCTGCCTCATCAACAATCAAGAGTGAAAGTGCTTCAGATCTACCCGCATCGTCAGATGTTGGTATAGCTTTAATTGTTGATCCATTGCTAAATTCGACACCCTGCTTATTAGCAGAAGTTAGTTCTGGCAAAAGTAGCCAACCTGGCATACTTTTTAATGCTGTTTTTACCTTTTTAATAAAATTTTGAGCCACTGCTAACTTAGTTGCAATAACTAGAATATTTTTATCTTTATAGAAGACAGCAAGCCAGACAGCATAGCACGCAGACAACGTAGAAATTCCTAGCTGTCTAGACTTTAAGATAATATTAAAGCGATGATTAACAAAATCAATAATACAATCATCCTGAAAGTCATACGTATCAAAAGGAATCAGGCCCCTTGTTGGATGCTGTATTTTCACATAATTGTTAATAAAGTGGGACGCGTCTTTGCCACATCTCACTATCTCTTTTATTTGTTTCTGCTTTGACATCACCACGGTTATTATTAGTCTTTAAGCTTAAAAGAATGATTGTATCTAAAGTATGACGTCTTTCTTGTTGACAGGGGCTGTAATAACTCCATATCACTACGCCCACCTAGGTCGTCTGTTTTTAATGCTTCACCGACCGTGTCTTTATACGCACTCTTTACTAACTTAAGTTTGTCCTTAAGCAGTGAGACAGCCTCACGTTCTGCCTCAACAACCTGGGGGTTCAATGAGCTCTCTGAAACAAAGTGAACAACCGTCACATATTTTAATGTTAAAATATCTCCAGATAAATCATATGTAATCGAGCTTGTTCCATTCTGACTAGAACTAGTTCCCCAGTAATTCTCTAAAACCTGTCCTATTATTCTTGCGGTATTGGTATTCATTTTCCACCTCTATATTCTAATTATTTAAAACCAACTAT